CTTCTTCGTATATACCCTGTAAAGGATAGGTTTCGATTTCATTTATTTATGCGGTTGGAATTCTAATGCTATTTTACCTACGTTTTCTTTGTCATCTGATAAGTATCCGTGTATTAAAACACGATCAACTAAGAAGTCAACACTTTTTTCATCAAAAAGATATTTTTTATTATCAAAGAATAATTCTCTTATTATTGTTCTTGGGCTTTTCCTCACCAAACCCATCTCTGATTTTTTACCCATCAGATGCTCTGTAGTCTTATTAGCTCCTACTACTTTAAATATTACACTCATACGATTTCTTTTACACCAAATCAATGTTTTTTCTTTGTCTTCTAGAAAGATAACTCGTTTTTGAAATATTTCAATCCATTTTTTAAATGGCTCTACATTGTGTATACGTGCTATTTCGCCCCTCGTATAGTTTTTATTGTATTTTATTTGTAGTGAATCGAGTAATTCATATACCCCCAACCCAAATTTCTTATTAGAGAAACCAGCTTTACTGCTCATAGCAAAGGCAAAATGTAAATGTATGTTTATTTCTTCTACAGATATGAAATAGTAAGCTATCGGCCCTTCTACACCTATTAAAGAATAGATCTGACAATCGCAAAGTTCTGCGAATATGCTTTTTATTTTTAAGTTTCTTAATTTTGGAGATTTAAAACTGCAAAAACTATATGGCTTTGATTTGACACAATAATCAAAAAAATATGGCCACACTTCAGCATGGTCTTTTACCTGTGTAATTTTCACTTCTTTTTTATATTATATAATAATAAAGTGTAATTTAAAATATGGCGGCAGAAGGAAAAAACAAAGTAGCACGTAGTCTATTAGATCTACAACCCACCGCCATATTAGAACTCTTCAGGGTTTTTCCCGACAGAATTAACAAACCCACTTTGTTTTTAGGATTTCACGGAGGCGCTATTTACGAAAAATCAATTGTTTGGCAAGGCGTAGAATATTTACCGTTAGCTATAGAAACAGAAGGATTTGATATATTAGCAGATGGTAAGCTGGCTAGACCAAAAATAAAAGTAGCTAACCAAAACAATATCATAACTAATTTCCTTCAAAATAACAATGATTTTAAAAATGCTAAGATAGTAAGGAAAAGAGTCTCTGTAAAATTTATCGATGATGTAAACTTTGAAGGAGGAAACCCTTTTGGATCAGCAGACGCTAAAGCAGAACTCACCGACGAAACTTGGTTGATGGGGAGAAAAACCCAAGAATCGAAAATATTCGTAGAATTCGAATTAAACTCCCCATTAGATTTAGAAAGTTTTTCAGTAAATAACAGAAATGTCGTTTCTAAATTTTGTTATTGGCAATACAGAGGAGAGGGATGTAGATACGCTGGAATCCCCATAGAAAGAGCTGATGGCGAAGCATTCCTTGATCCAACTGGGGGGCCAGTCGTTCCTAAATATCGACCAATAGGAAATGCAGACCCTAACGCCCCCGCCTCTCCAACATATTTTCTCGATGACCCAAACGCAATATGGAATGCCACAAAAGATTACATAAAAGGAGATATAGCAATCACTCAAAGCCCGACAATTCTTTTACCCAGCCCAGACCCTAATAAAAAAGGAATGCCTTTAAAAACAGTTTTTGTTTGTGTGTCTGGCAACAAAGGTCAATCCCCAGAGGGAAATCCTACATATTGGCAAAGAGATGGCTGCACAAAAAGACTATCAGCTTGTCAGAAAAGATTTAATGAAGATAATTTAGTAAGTTTTGTGAATTCACAAAATATACAAAGTGGTTTTGATGCAATTAAGATATCAGGCATGAAAAGCGAGGATAATAATATCCCGACTCACACAGGGTTATTTCATTCTACAGAAGAAGGGTTAACTGGCCATTTTACGGGAGCATGGACAATTATGGGTTGGGTTAACATAAATGTAAATAGCCCAGTAGGAGCTGGAGTTTTTAGCACAACACCAAGAGATGATCTGAATTGGCCTAATACGCAATTTTTAAACATTAACGCCAATACATCTTTACAAGGAATAGAAGGAACAAAAACCAGAGGTGGTAAAACTAATATGATTGGTGCTAACTATATGGGATATCAAATAGAAGAAAGCACAATAAACACCAGCCACTTTCCACCCGCCCATAGAAACTTAAGCCTTCATGCAGAACAGAACGGGGGAGACTCAAGAGAATGGGTGCAATATATAATCACCAACAACACAAAAACAGTTAATTCCCTCATCTTTGGAGGAACGACGGCAGAAGACACAAAGATAAAATTCTTTGTAAATGGTGTCAGTAAAAATGCTACAGAAGACCAAGCTGGGAATATTCAATTATTAATGGGTATGGGGAACTTCGCCAGCCTCGATGAAAGACAAGCGACTAACACTCAAGATCCTTTCGGGAAAAAAGCTCTACCTCAAACATTTATGCTGGGAGCTGTTGAATATTATCATGGTAAAGAGGGGTATGACCCAGCACAGAGCAACGCTTATACCACTTCTATGAACGGATGTCTAGGACCGTGGGCTGTTTGGAAGAGAGCTATTAATCAAGAAGAGGTAAATTTTTTATATAAAACTCTAAGGACTCCAAATGAAGCTACAAACCCTTTAGATTTTGCCCCAAGACAATATTATGAATGCACAGGGACATACACTGGTGTGACTGGAGATAACTTAGTAGCTTGGTGGGATGCAACAACAGGCTACATTGGTGATCCTGCTGATGATGTGACAGGAATGTTAGATATACATACTGTCGGGCCTTATCATTTAACAGGGAGTGGGGAATTCGAATCTATTCAAGAAACTTATCAAGAAGCGCCACAAACACTTTTATCTAACCCAACACCTAAATTTCCAAGATTTGGTGGATTTCCAGGAACTGACGGATTTAGTTATGCAAGAAACGCACAAATGTAAAGGAGAAGTTTCAGCTCTCCGAAAGATAAAAGAAATAGCTCACAAGCATTTTAAGAAGGAAATATGTGGGTTTCTCGGATATGATCATAAAAATAAAGAATTTATTGTTCAAGTAGAGGACAATGCTTCTGAAGATCCTAAATTGTATTTTTTAATTAATCCTTTGAGTTATCTTCTGTTTAAAGATTCTTATGATATGGTGGCTGTTTTTCACAGCCATATAATGGGAGATGAAACAGAATCAGAATTTGATATAAAAATGTCTGATAATTGTTGCCAACCCTTTTTGATTTACAGTCTTAATACAAAAAAAATAAATATTTATACGCCCAAAACCATAGAAGCTGATGTAAATATACTAGAAAGGATTAAGGCAGCAGCATGACACAAGTATATATACATGGAATTTTGGCTAGGGAATACGGTAATGTTTTTGAATTAAATCTACCTAACCCAAAAGATGTCTTAGAGGCTATAGATTGCAATAGGAGTGGTTTTATTCAAAGGTTAGTAGAATTACAAAAAGAAGGATTTTGCTACGATATTATAATTGATAAAAAAAGAGTCACTCAAGAAGAACACATGACGGGGGTCAAAAACCCTAAAACTATAGATTTAGTTCCAGCCATCACTGGAGCAGGTCCAATAGCCGCAGGGATTGGTGCTTTTGGTTCTTTTTTAGCGGGAGGAACTTTTTTAGCTAAACTAACACTCGCAGTTATATTCGCTGCGATTAGTTATGCGTTGACTCCCAAACCAGAATTTGAGGCTTTAGAGATCGAGGCAGATGCTTCAAAATCTTCTTTAATATTTTCTAATACAGTAAACGTAGCTAGTCAAGGATCTCCAGTTCCAATTGGATATGGTAGATTGAAGGTAGGCTCACAAGTAATACAAGCCACAATTAAATCATTCCCTCAACATCAAGCGCCACAGGAAGCTCTAGGAGCAGCAGGTGGAAACCCTGTTTTTGTAGGCAATAAAGGACGTTCTATTTAATGAAGCACTTACTCAAAAAACTTAGCATCGCTGGTGGTGGCAAAAGCAAAAAAAAGCCTAAACCCCCCATCTATAAACCTCCTGCGATGGGAGAACTACAATACGGCTCTTCATATAGTTATGCAGAAACCTTAGATTTAATTAGCGATGGACCTATTGAGGGAATAGTAAATGCAAATGGAAAAATTGTAGATGGTTTAGAAATGTTACAAGGTATTTATTTTGATGATACCGCTGTAGCAGTGACTACAGATTCTGATACAATTGGAGAACAGTTAACAAATTTAGAAACAGAGACTATCGAAAGCCTAAATATGACGTTAGATAGCACTGAAGGAGTTACATCTTGTAGTAGGTTTTTCAAAGAATTAGCTGAAGCTCCTTTCCGTAGCTCTGATGGAAGAATAACAGCTCTTTCATCTAATACTGCTGGAGGAATTGATGGTAACGAAGCGTCTTCTGCGGCAGATGTGGCTATGGTTTATCTTACTATTCCATTCAGTTCCATCAGTACTATTAACTGGGTATTTCTTCGAAATTTAGTTATTGGTACTTACATTAGGGGTTTTATAAAATATAGAGATGCTGGTGGGCCACAAAGTTTTCAATGGTATTTAAATGGATCACAACAGCTTGGTTATAGTGATAGTAATGAGGCTTTCAGAGAGGAAGATAGACCTCCAGGGACATTAGAAAGCCTCTTGTGGTCAGACAGTACTTTAGATTTATCTAAATTCTTTTTTTCCTTTCAACCTCAAGCAACTTACACTAAACAACATGGAATAACAATGGTTCAAGCGAGTATGTTTGACCAAAATGAAGCCAGAATTAATGAAATAGTTTATGATGAACTAAACACTATTTATGGGTTATTCACCAATAATAATCAAGAAGGAGGAAATCGACTCCAAGGAGACTTAGCCCTAAAAGCTTTAAACAAACTAAATTTCACCGAAGGTAGTGTAAATGATTTAGTATTTAATTATTTAGATCCAATAGAATACGGTGGGGTTATTATAGTAAAAGTAGAAGACCTTAATGCTAATTTAAACAAATCTATTGTAGACGGGCAACAGTTGTTTAATATGTCTACTTTCCCAGTTGGATCAGAAAACAAATTCAACTTGATTGCAGTAATGGAAAGTGCTGGCATGAGAGTCACAGATGTAACATGCCCCGAAATTAGTGCTGATGGCACTCTGAATAGAAACATGCATGGGTTTTTGATTTTTGAGTTCCCAATCGAAGTAGATACTACGTCTACGTTCGGTACAGGATTTCTGGGTACTCAATTAGTCACTGCGAATCATTTAACTTTTAAAATCCCTTCGGAGGTAATTGCGGCATTAAGTGATTTAAATTCTTTTAGCTATGCAAAAAATCTTGATATTAATCAAATTAATAATATAGAAACAGATGCTACTGTTAATAATTTTAATAGGACTGATTTAAAATACAATTATAGTAATGTCTTAGCTGAATTTAAAAAAGGAGAAGAGTCACAAGATCCATTTAAGTATTTTAGAAGAATTTTTATCGATCATCCGTATGACAGGGAAATTTTCGGACCTTTTGGCACTGCACCACATGAAGCGGTGGGTACGCGCTATCAAAAAAATACACCACAAAGAATTATCCGTAATTCCAGTATGTTGACTAGAGCATCGACAGTAACAAAATCTGCGGATAATTATAACACAGAACTAGGAGATGATTTTTTGCCCTTAGATGAGGGGAGTGATGACATGAGGTATGAGCGAGGATACAGAAATTATTCAACTTGGGGAGAAAATTCTTTAGCGGATTTTGATGAAAAAGAAATACCTGTTATACACACAATATATAATCCTAATGTAGAGCAAGTATTTGTAACTCTAGATGTAAGATCTTTAAAAGATACTTTAATTTCAAATGTAAATAATGTCAGGACAGCAAGAGATAACTCCAATGCAGATTTATCTATAGGGAGTACATTCCCGACAGTTCTTAACATTAGAGTAGAAACAGGGACAATACGTGAAAGCGGAGGTCTTACAATACACAGAGAATACACATATCGTATTGTAGCTCTTATCGAATCAAGCACCTTAATTGATATAGGGAACCCCGATTACAAAGCTGCGAGTGGTAGAGAGTATGTAATTCAGATTGGTGACGAAGATGAAGGGGGCTATCTATCTAAACCTTTTGAATTGCCCGAAGCTAAAGGCAGAAATCAACAAGTTTTGAGTGCTGATGGCGAAGTGGGTATAGAAGCTGGGGCTTTAGAACAAGATACCAACGAAAAAAGATATGTAAAAATTACTAAACTTTCTTATGAAAGTAACTCTGTTTTGTTAGCTAAAGAAATTTCTGTAAAAAAAGTAACAGAGATAATTAACGTCGATCTTCCTTATCCTTATTCTGCGATAGTAGGGACAAAATTAGACTCAAGGTCTTTTGGTAGTATTCCCAAAAGAAGCTTTGACTGTAAATTAAAAAAAGTCAAAGTCCCAAGTAATTACTTCCCTACAAAAAGGGGAAGAGATAAAAGATATTATAATAATCAAGAACTTTTCGATAATACAAGTAGACGAGATAAGTTAATTTACAAAGGAGATTGGGATGGGTCTTTTAGAAATGAATTAGTATGGACAGATAATCCCGCTTGGATTTTATATGATTTGCTTACAAGTTCTAGGTATGGAATGGGTTCTCATATAGATAGTGACACTATTAATAAGTGGCAGCTATACAAAATAGGAAGATTTTGTGACGCTGTAGACGAGGAAGGATATTTTGAAGGGGTAACTGATGGAAGAGGGGGTAAAGAGCCTAGATATTCTTGTAATATTGTATTCGATAAAGGACAGAAGATTTTTGACGCAATAAATACAATCGCGAGTTTATTCAGAGGCAGAACATTCTTTAGTAATTCAGAAATTAATTTTGTAGATGATAGACCTAGAGGAGCAGTCAACTTGTTTACAAACGAAAGTGTCAAAGACGGTCTTTTCTTTTACTCTAATAACAGAAGGGACGAGCAGTTTAACTGCATAGAAGTAGGATATAGAGATCGATTCGATAATTTTTCACCTAAGATAGAGGTGGTAGAAGACGAAGAAGATATTAGAGAGCGCGGTATTTTTAAGAAAAAAATAGAAGGTATTGGTATCACATCTAGAGCGATGGCCCGTAGAACTGCACAACACCAAATATTTTCCAAGATAAAAGAGAACCAACAGGTTGCATTTACCGCAGGACTAGAAAGTCTATTGTGCAAACCTGGAGATCTCGTAATAATCGAAGATGAATTAAAAACTAATGTAGCAAATTTTGGAAAAGTATTAGCTGTAGATTTAGAAGCAGAGACTATTAGATTAACAAACCAATTCAACTCTTCATCAATGACTGGATTCTTGAGTGTTTATAATCCCACAGGTTCTGATTCTTACGAAGAATTAGAAGAAATAGCTAATTCCAGAAGGCAAAGATTTGATAGCTTTACAGTAACAGGCATGGACTCCGCTGATTATGTCAGATACACAGGAGAATATGGTTTTTCTGGTTATACTAAAGGATATCCTGAAGCCACAGGAGAAGGAGATACTAGATTCCAGCAATACGCAGCTTATACAGGTCTAGCCGAAAGCGGCACAATGGTTTACTTTGATCCAGTAACGATAGGATGGATTTTTGCCTCTGGAACAGGTTCAAGCCCTATTGATTTAAGATCTGGAGATTTTATATCTGAATTAACAGGGACTCAAACATTATCCGATTTAAACACTGGTAAATTAGCTATATATAATATGCCAGCTAGAACAAGAGGAGCCGCTAATATATTTAGTGGTATAACTAATTTTGAAGTTTCGACGAGGGGTATAACTGAATCTGAACTTTCTGTAGCAACTCCAAATCAAATATCTATTTTAAGTGTTACAGGGTCTGTTATAGATCAAGATTATGGATCGATAGTTTCTGGTTTCAGTGATCCAAGCATATTGCCTTTTATTAAATTAGGTAGCCCTGCGAAATTTGAGAGACCACAAGCCAGCCCATTTTTCTATAAAGTCATTTCTATGCAGGAGGAAGCTGCTAATGAATACTTGGTTACTGCTACGAAATACGATACAGGCAAGTTCAACTTAATTGATAAAAATATAAGTATAGAAAACGAAGTAAATACTTTTAGTTATCAGGTAGCTCAAACAATCAATGGAGTCACATATAAAACATTAGATGCTCCCGCTCTTGACAATGTTACAACAGGATTACCTAATGCTTCAGATGGAACCTTTACTATTACAGGAATGTGGGATGCGGTTAGCGATGTCACAGGATACAATATGGTGTTAGATTTACCTAATGGACAATATGCCAGTCAATTTATAGCATCAAACACTACCAATCAAACTACTGGAGGAGAATTTACAGGTCTTGGTCAGGTGGGTGTATATAATTTCAAGGTGAATGCGCTAGGTAATAGAGGTGGTGGTGGTGTCGATGCGTATTTTGATTCTGATTATTCATCATCAGGAATATTTGTGCTTTATGAAGAATCTTTAACATTTTCTAAATCATTTTTAGATAGAATAACAATCCTATAATGAACCAAACAGGCTATACAGTATTAAAAATACCCAAGACTGGGGCAGCTTTTGCATACGCAAAAGAAGCTAGAGATTTTGCTACTGGAGCTACAGGAGCAGGGGGATATTTACATGCTACAGCAACCGCTGAACAATGGAGTGATGTTCGGTTTGTGAGTGCAATTGGAGCAGGTAGTAGTATTTTACCTGTATCGATGGGAGCTTCGGTATCGAACATTTTTACTGGAGTGGCTACTGTTATTGGTGGGACCACTCCTATTGGAGATTTAAGATCAGAGGATGGCCCTTATGTTGAGGTTGCCGTAGGAAGTAGTTCTGTTTATTACACTAAAAAAAACCAAGAATATCAAGGTGCTTTTTATGCTGCGTATATTGGAGGAACTAATTCATCACCAACAAAAATAGGCATCGGAACAACCGCTGGTGATATTTCTACATCTGGTTATTATGAAGGATCTTTCACGACGAACGATATCCATGAGTTCCAAACATCTTTTGATGCCGATTCTACAGATTTATCTAAAATTACAACTGGAAGCGGAGTTTACACCGAAGGAGCTGATGTAACTTTACAGTTTAATATTTTAAACAGAAATGGAGAGCGATTATCTTCAGCGGCACAAATAGCTGCTGACCCATTTGTAAGTGGGCAGAAAATAAGTATTTTAAATACAGATGGAACTGTAGCTTTCGCAGATTATAGAATCGGTGGAGACTCTACTTTTAGTTTTTCTAGTTCACAAAACATAGATGTTTTCGGCAATTTTACTAGAAACTTCGGAATCAGAAACGAAGTAGTAAACCAAGACGGGGGTGTTCACACCAGTGAGTTTTATTTATATGCTAATACAGCTACTTTCAATAAAGTATTTGTAAGCTCTTCGGGGCAAACAGTTTTAAATGAAAGCTATACAAATAATAACCCACCAGACACTGGCAGTATATCCTCCCCTGCTGATAGAGCTGATGCTATCAAATATTTTAACAATCAACCAATAAATAATTCAGGTGTCACTGGGTTTATCGAGTTTGATTTAGGATTTAATGAATCACCGAACTTTACAAATTTAGGAAATCTTCTTTTATTTTATGGAACTGGTGAAGACTTCACAACAAATAGAAGTTCTTTAGTAGGAAACTACCCTCTTAATTCTCTGCAAGAGGGTCAAAGAATTAGACTAGAGGCTAATGATGGAATCCCAGAGGGAACAGGTTTATTTTTTAAATTAGCTGCCGATACTGAAGTAGGATTTAAAGAGGAATTATTTAATGTAGGACCATTTACCCTTGAGCCAGAGGCAGCAGGAGAAAATTTAGTTCTTCATAATAAAGGAGAGCAAACTCTTGTAGGAGATTTTACAATCCAAGCAGGAGAAGAAGGAGATGACCTTGGCGAAGGTAATCTCAATGTCAGTGGTAATGCATTAGGAACAGGAGAAGCAGGAAGATTAACTGGTCCGACAGGTATTCCTTATTTACTTTCTGGAGATGCCGCAGGAACGGAATCAGACACTTTACAAACTGTAACTAACAGAGGTAACACTACAACCCAGAGCGTTGGAATAGGTACGACAAGCATTTCAACTAGTAAATTAGAAGTAATAGGTAATTTAGTTGAAGTAAAAATAGCTACAAGCGATGGATACTCAATTAAAACTGAACAAAAAGCTGTAATAGGGGGGGTAGAATCCTACATTTTTTCCACAGGATCAGCAATCTTGGGAGGATCAGGTCATCACATCAGCGGAGATTACGATACTATTGCTGGAGGAACAATTAATAACATATCAGGAGGTAACTTTAACTTTATTGGAGGTGGTTCTCAAATTGACATCACAGGTAGTCAATATTCTTCAAGTGTCGGAGGAAAAGATAATGATATTTTAAATTCTAATCATTCCGCAATTGGGGGTGGTGTAAACAATAAAATAGAAAATGCGTCTAGTAGTGTTATTGCTGGAGGAGAAACAAATGAAATCCATGATCCTGTATCCGCTATAGTTGGAGGTAACTCGCACATAATTTCAGGAGGAAATGGTTACTCTTTTATCGGAGGTGGAGAAGAAAACGAGGTTCATGGAACGTTCAGCTCTGTATTAGGGGGAGAGGGAAATAAAGTTTACGGCAGTGATTCGGTTACTTTAGGTGGTTGGTTTACCGAATCATCAGGTCGGTTCGCCCTTGTAGGTCCAGGAGAAGCCTCCAAAGTTAGTGGAGACTATGCTGTTGCTTTAGGAAACAAAGTAGAGATACCAGTAACCCACAGTGGAGCGACAGTATTAGCAGACGGGCAAGATAGAATCCATGCTTCTAGTGGCGCTCATACTGCGACTTTAGACTTCTCTGGTGGCGTTTATGTCCCAACTAGTGGAATGTTCGGAGAAGGTCTATTCGTTAGCGGTGTTCCTGTTCTTACTGGTGAGAATAATCCAGCGGAAGCTGATACTTTACAGACTGTTACAACTCGCGGGAATGAAACGACAACTTCAATCATCTCTACAGGTCCGTATATATCTGGAGTTACAGGATTGTTTGAAGATGTATTAGCTAAAGGAGCTTTCGGTATACACGGTTGGCAAGGAGATACTGACACCCATATGAAGGGGTTGGGTGATC